CTGTATCGAGGCGAAACACTGGCATCGTTCGGATACGGACGGCAGAAGCTTCATTCACCAACTCCGTTCAAGATCGTGGAAACGATTCATCCACGAATCATGCGAACCGTGTTCGGTTCGCAACGTTGGTTCCAGCTTTACGGAAAGAATGAAGAACACGATCAGGCGGCAATAGCTCAGGAGATTCTTTGCCGAGATCAGTTGCGCGTATGTAACTATCGATCAAAAGCATCTCGATTTGTTCGCAATGGTCTGATTTACGGAACAGCTATCCAGAAGACATACTGGAAGCAAGAACTTGAAGACCGTGCGTATCGAGTTGCCAAGCGCACACCTGATCCGAAGATCCCTGGTGCATCCAAGGTTGATCTGTCAGACGTAAACCGGGAAGAAATGATCTTTGATGGGAATGATGTTCTTCCCATCGATATCTTCGATTTCTATGCCCCGCCAGCAGCCTCCAGTATTGAGGAAGCTGAATGGTGCCTAGATCGTCAGTTGTGGCCTGACTATCGTGTAAAGCAAATGGTCGAACTTGGCCATTGGAAGAACACGGCAGCACTGGAAGGAAATACAGGCGACAACGACTACGCATACGAAGATCCATACAAGCAGCGTAAAGCGTATGCTTATGGTCTTTTCGATCCTCGTGGTGGCAAGCAGACTGCAACCGTTCCTCACTACGAAGTAATCGACTGGTGGGGACCGCTAGTAATCAAGAAGGAAAACGGGGAATACATCACCAAGATTTGCAACGTGGTGATGATCCAGCCAAGGTCTAACGCGATCGTTGCTCGCGTAACAGTGAATCCATTCTGGCATGGCAAGAAGCCATACCAAGTATGGCGTCCTATTGAGCTTCAGGATGAGTTGTTTGGCATAGGCGCTATCGAGATGATTGCTCGTCTCTCGATGGAAAAGGATACCAAGCGTTCATTGCTGATGTCTGCTACACAACTAGAGGGTAATCCCATGCTAGTTGTGTCTGACCAAGCTAACATCCCACCGGGACAACTGGTCGCACAACCGGGTCTAATCATCCGTGTGCCAGGAAACCCAAACGAAGCGGTAATGCCGATCGCATTGCCTCAAGTAAGCGATGCTCCACTCAAGGCTGAGAATATCCTTGAAGCAGAGATGCGTGAAGTATCGGGTGTTACTTCACCAGTTATTGGCGCACAAGATCCGCTGTCGTCTGCGTCAAAGACTGCGACTCAATACAACTCGGAACTGAACGAAGCTAACATGCGTCTTAGTGGCGCAATGGAGAACTTCGACAACGACGTAACAGTTCCTATGTTGGAACAGATGGCTTGGAACAATATGCAGTTCCAGTCATACGAGAAGGTCATACGTGACATCGGACCGATGGGAGTTCGGTTCCGCGATCGATGGACAATCCGACCTGAAGACCTGATCGGAAGGTTCATCGTGCAGCCGTTGTCAGGCTTCAAGCTTCTTACGAAGCAAACTCAGATTCAGCAGCTTGTCAATCTGTTTGATCGTGCTCCTCAGATCAATCAGATGTATGGTCCTAATGCAGTCAAGATGCCAAAGCTGTATGCTTACATCTTGGAGCAAGGATTCGACATACGTAACGTAGATGAGTTCATCGGATTGCCGCCAGAGGAAACGCGATTGCTAACAGCAATCGAGGAACAAGAACTCTGGTATCATGGCAACGTGCCTCCGCGTCGTCCAGACGACAACGATATGCGTCATGCCATTTCTCACTTGGAAGAGATCAAGAGCGATCGATTCCAGATGTTGGAGGAAGGCGATCCGTCAACCGCTGCTATGGCAAGGGCTCATATTGCTGACCACATGCGCAAGCTTGCCTTGCTGCAAGAGCAGCAAGAGAAGATGATGATGGACATGGCTCAGGCAGCGGCCATGCAAGGAATCGCATCTGGAGATCCTTCTACTGCCGATCCTTCCATGTCGGCTGTTGGTGGCCCAACCAATAGTCAAGATGCTGGCAGTCCAAAGGTTCGCCGTAACGAGTATACTGACGATTCTCGTAACGGTGAAAGCGACATGGGTGGTAGCGACATGAAGTCCAATGCCATGGCTGGTGCTCCTAACATGGGTGCAATGTGACGGAGCAACACGATCTTTGGAAAGAAGCTGGTTGGCCATCGGTAGAGGAAACTATTTCTACTGATGAAAAGAGGCTTCTTCGTAAAAAGCAGATGATCGAAGCTGGTCTAAGGACTGCTGATGGTCTGCTTGGACTGATGAATCAATCATCCTACAAGGTATTCACTGAATCCTTGGAGGATATGAAGCGGTATCGGATTGCGCAACTTCTAGGAGCCAAGAACGAACACGAACTTGTCACCATGAAGGGCCGATGCCTGGAACTCCAAGCCGTGTTGGACATGGTGTCCAACGTGAAGTTCAACAAGAATCAGCTTGAAGAACAGCTTGCGCATGTGGAAGATGAACTTTCCGCGCTCAGGCTGCCAGAACCAAAACCAACCGAGGAGCAAGCATGACGTTTGGCCATCCCACGAATGAAGGTGTCGGCGCTGCACAGTCCAAGACTGAGCAGATGGCCGTCCCGCTCAACCGGCGCATGGGCTTCGATGAAACCGAAGCGGCCATGGCCTCCAAGACCCGTTCGCCGCACAATGCTGCCGGCGGCCCCAACTACAAGTATCAGGACAATCCTGGTGGCACAGGTGGGGATGTCGTTGGATACGACAAGGGCAACGGCGGTTCCGACGATACTCCTGCCGGAACTTACTAGACAGCAAGCCCGACTGTAGAGGCTGAAATATCTACAGTATCAAAGTCACTGAACAACCGGAGTCGTGAACCGGAACTGGCACTGAAGACTAGCGGAAGTCGTGCCCCGCGAAGAGAACGATGGCTCCCAACAACAACCAGTTCAACGCACGATCGGATCAGGCTGCACTGAACCTCAAGGCTGCGATGAAGGACGCCCGCACGGGTGCCCAAATCCAGCCAAGGCCAGTGCCGGTGGATTCGGACGGACAGCCCGCGCGCCCACTTCCGCCAGCAGGAAGCTATGCACGTATGGCAATCGAGCAGCAACGGCGAGAGGCTGCGGCCAGTCGCCCCAACCTGCAAGAGCCAGTGCAAGCTAATGCGGAAATGCAGGTGCAGCCACAACAGGCACCGACCGTAGTTCAATCGGAACAGCCTTCGGAAGTCGATCAACTCAGTCCGAACGCTCAGCGTCGCTTCAGTGAGTTCTCAACGCTTCTTCGGTCAAAGGATCAAGAGTTACAGCAGATCAAGGCGCAAGCCCAACAACTGCAAGAATCGAGCAAACAGACTCAGCAGAAACTTGCTGAGATGGAGCAACGATACAATACTCTTATCCAGCAGAACCTTGAGTCTCTGGACCCTGAAAGTAGACAACAAGTGTTGTCAGATGTCAGGCTCACAGAGGCGCTGCAAGCCATGGAAACAAGGCTTATGGCGCGAGTATCACCAGTGCTTCAGACAATGCAGGACAGGTCAACGCAAGAAGACTTGCACCGCATCTCTCAGAAGTATGATGGATTCTCGTATGAGGTTCACGTTCCTCTGATCCAGATGTTCAGAGAGAAGAATCCACACTGTAGTGTAGAACAGGCATTCCGTGCCATAGCTGAGCCGGAAGAGTTGCAAGGCGGAAGACAAGATCGTGCAGCCGCGATACCTCCAATCGCTACCCCACAGAATGGGAATGCTGCACCGCGCTATGTGCCAGTGGAACCGAAGCAAACTCCTGAGCAAGAGTTGGAAATGGATCGGCAACGAGCCTTCCAACTAGCTAGAAGCGACAAGCCTGAAGACAAAAAGATAGCTGGTCGCGCAATGGATGAGTTGCTTCGTAAGAAGCTGGGCAACAGGCTTCCGGGTCAGTCATCTCAGCGACGTGGATAGTGGTTGAGGTATTGCGGTAGACAACTACCGCAAGGACTCAACTGTGTCTTCTAGCTTCGTAGGTGATACCAACATTCTTTCCACGTTTGACGTGGAAAGGGGGAACCGTGAAGATCTGCTGGAGATCATCACCAACATTTCCCCAATGGACACTCTCATGCTGTCCAACTTCGAAAAGGTTCCAGCTTCCAACACCACTCATGAGTGGCTTGTGGACATCCTGGCAGATTTCGGCGATCCTGACGTTGGCAATGCTGACGTGCAAGCGGTTGCGGAAGGCTCCGATGCCACCTTTGATCCGCTTGTTCCGCGCAAGCGACTCTGCAATCTGACGCACATCTTGCGTCGGACTTTCGATGTCTCGGATACCCAACGAGACGTGAACACAGCAGGCATCCGGGACGAATACGTCTACCAGATGCGCAAGGCAACCATGGAGCTTGCCCGCTTCATCGAGTTCGCGCTCGTTCACTCCATCCGTCAGTTCCAGACGGTTCAGGGCAACCAAGTCGGCGTGTTGCCGCGCAAGATGGATGGCTTCTATGCCTTCGCATCTTCTCAGGATCCTACTTGCGTGACCACTCTTGGTCTCACGGAAGAGGAAACCGGAACGGTGTTGACGGTGGAAGGTCTGTCGCCAACAACGTGCATCGATGAGTGTATCCTGAATGGATTCCTTGAAGCCATGTGGCAGAAGGGCGCCATGACGGACACTCTTTGGTGCAACGCTGCACAGAAGCGTGGACTGAGCAATCTGGTGCTCAATCCGAACAGTCAAGTCCGCTACAACATCAATGTTGCGGAACGGACTGTCATCAACACGGTGGACTTCTACCAGTCCGACTTCGGAACGCAGAAGGTCTACCTGCATCGCTACCAGAACACGGCTCGTATCTCGGCTGCGGAAGCCAACAAGCTTCGCGTTGCCGTGCTGCGTCCTGTCCTGGC